TCTCCCCCCAAGCGGCCCCGTGAGATGCCAAGTTATAGGACTTTCAACCCCTGAAGTAGAAGATCAGGCGAAGAGAGTACAACAATACATGAATTATCAGATTACTGATATTATGACGGAATATGATCCAGATATGGATCAATTACTATTTTATCTTCCACTTGCTGGATCTGCATTCAAGAAGGTCTATTATGATGGACTATTAAAGAGAGCTACGGCAAAATTTGTTGCTGGTGAAGATTTAATAATAAATTATATGGCAACGGATATTGCAAGTGCGGATCGTGTGACACATCTCATAAAATGCAGTGGCAATGATATTAGAAAACAACAATTAAATAAATTTTACCGTGACATCGAATTGGTAACTGGAAGTGTTGATACGAATGATGTCGTTGATAAAATAGATGAATTGCAAGGGGCAGAAAAGAATCATGCATCTGGCGATGATGAGCATGTTGTATTAGAAATGCACATTAATGCAGATGTACCAGGATTTGAAGATACATCAGGTGTTAAATTACCATACGTAGTTTCAATAGATCAGTATTCACAAGAGATTCTTTCTATAAGAAGAAACTGGAAACAAGGAGATCCAAACTTTGCTAAGAATGAATATTTTGTACACTATAAGTTCCTCCCAGGACTAGGGTTTTACGGCTTTGGTCTAATACATATGCTAGGTGGATTGTCAAGAACTGCAACAAGTGTTTTGCGGCAGTTAATTGATGCAGGTACTCTTGCCAATCTGCCAGCAGGATTTAAAGCGCGAGGAATGCGTATACGTGACCATGATGAACCTTTGCAGCCAGGTGAGTTCAGGGACGTGGATGTTACAGGACAATCAATAAAAGAATCATTATTACCACTTCCATATAAAGAACCATCACAAGTATTATTTGCTTTATTGGGATTTGCAGTAGATGCAGGAAAATCTTTTGCGGCTATTGCTGATATGAAAATGGGCGAAGGTAACGAACAGAATCCAGTTGGCACTACACTCGCATTAATTGAGCGTGGTACAAAAGTTATGAGTGCAATTCATAAAAGACTGCACTATGCACAAAAAGTAGAATTTAAGCTACTAGCGAAAGTATTTCAAGTTTATCTTCCACCACAATATCCTTATATGGTTGTTGGTGGAAACCAAATGATTAAGCAACAGGATTTTGATGATCGTGTTGATGTTATTCCAGTATCTGATCCAAATATATTCTCAATGGCACAACGTGTTACACTGGCGCAGCAACAATTACAGTTAGCAACAGCTGCACCTCAATTACATAATTTGCGTGAAGCATATAGAAGAATGTATGATGCAATGGGAGTTGATAATGTTGATACATTGTTAAAACCAGATCCTGATTTACCTGAACCTATGAGCCCATCAACGGAGAATGCTGGGGCTATGAGTGGGTCAAAGCCAAAAGCATTTCCTATGCAGGATCATATGTCTCATATAGAGGCTCATGCTGAGTTTATGTTTACAAGAATGGTTCAGATTAATCCTCAATTATATGCTATGCTACAAGCTCATATATGTGAGCATATTGCGCTAATTGCAGGAATGCAAATACAGCAAAAATATGAACAACAATTCCAGCAGATAAAACAACAAATGCAACAGGCACAAGGTAATCAACAAGCACTGCAGCAATTATCTCAACAAAACGATCAATTAACAAATCAAGCTGCTGCTGAGCAGGCTAAAATTGAAGCTCAAATGACTAAGCAACTAGCTCAAGATGAAGAAGCTAGAATAAGCCGTGAGCAACAAGATCCACTTGTTAAATTAAAACAACAAGAGATTGATCTTAAAGCGATGGAAACTCAAATGAATCTTCAAAAAGATGTAGCTGTAGATTCTGCTAAACTTGATCTTGAGAGAGATAAGCTTGAAGCGGAAACAAGTATTGACTTGATGAAAGTCTCAGCAGATGCTAGTAAGGAGGATTCAGCTGAAGCAATTTCAATATTGAAAGAAAACATGGCAGCTTCTAGGGAAGCCATGAAAGCAGAAACTGAGGATAGAAGAAACCGATCATCGGAAAGAATAGCGAGGGAAAATGCCAGATCAAGAGCGGCTGGACAAAGTAAGAAAACAACTGGAAAAAATTAATAACTTAATGCAACGCTTTGAAAATGTTGCACGTGAGAATATTTCTTCCAATGAAGACTTTTTACAGGTATGTGGCGCTATGCTGGCTGTAGTGCGAAACATGTATGTTGAAGCACTAGGACCAGAGGACGCAGCAAAAATGTTCGAAGCACTCGCAAGTACTTTTCAATACCAAGAAAATTTATTAGATATTTTTCATGGTGTTGATAAACCTACAATACACTAATGCCTTTCAAGTCGGAAAAGCAAAGGAAATATATGTGGGCAAAAGAACCGGCAATTGCCAAAAAATGGACTGAAAAATATGGGAGTAAGCCCAGAAAAAAAGGCGGTCTTATAAACAAGAAAAAAGGAGGAATTACAAATGCCAAAGGTAGGAGCTAAAAAATTTCCATATACTTCAGCTGGAATGCAGCAAGCTCAAAAGCATGCACGAGCTACTGGACAGAAGATTGATACAGCTGGATATAAGAAGGGTGGAACTAAAAAACCATATAAAAAACCTTATAAAAAGGGCGGAGCCATTAAAAAGAAAAAAGGTGGAGTGATGAAGAAGAAATATCACCATGGAGGTAGAGTAAGTGGTGGTATGAAAGATAAACAATGTTAACAAGGAGGTAAATATGAATTTATTGAAAGACCTTTGGGGACATATAAAAGAGTGGAATGACTGGAAAATGAAGGACTGGATTAAGGCCGGCATAGTAGTTGTTATTGTTCTTATTGTCCTTAAAGTTATAATAGTACCAGGTGTATAATGGCGAGTAGAGAGACAGGTTTTCGCGATTATTATAAGACTAAGGCTGCTAGCGGTTATCGACCAGATCGTGACCGCAGGCAACCTAAACAACCTAGTTTTTTTGATCGCATGGGACAAGCTATCACTGGAGGAACTGAAAAGGCTAAATCATATCTTCCAGGAAGTTTAGGATTTGCCCAAAGAGGAATAGAATCTGTTTTAAAAAATCGTAAGATGCATGGTGAAAATGTAGACTACTTTGGTGGAAATTTGTTGGATTCTAAAGTTCCAAATAGAGTAAAAGAATCATTAATGACTCCTAGAGATCAATCATTTTATGACAAGTACATGAATCTTGCTTCACTGACTGACGATACGGAGAAGAAACAATATTATATAGATCAAGCGAACACAGCTAGACAAAACATGCAGATTACTGGCAGGCTCAATTATGGACTAAGCCAAATTGATCCTCAAGGGACCTACACCAATAGAGAAGGACTTCCGTCCTACTCACAAGATTTATTTGGGGAAGGGTATAATCGTTTTAATTTAGATAGATTTAAAGAAGCCATGGGCCTAGGAGAAGGTATCCTAGGAGGACTAGACCCAGACGATAGGCACCCAGAAGCTTTACATGAATATGAGAAAGAAACATTCGGATTACCTCCTTATATGAGAGAAGATGAAGGAATTTTTGGAGATATACCTGTTACAGATCCACCAAGAGGAAAAGAATTAAATCCTCTAATACCAGATTGGTCTTTGGATTTGAATAAGGACAGGGAGATGACAACCACTGACACTGATCTTGCAGGAGATCCACGTCCTTGGTTAAGGGATGAGATAGAGGATCCATTACTAGGCATAGATGAACCAGATTTAGATGTTGATTTACAACTTCCTTACACACCTCCATTTGACGATTCAGGTCGTGAAGCAGGAATTATGAGAAACATGATGCCTCAACAAAGAAGAGATGAAGATCATCCTTTATGGGATCAGTACCAGAATTATCTTAGAGATGAAGGTGACTCTTATGACAATATTCAAGGAGGACCTCCTACCTTTGATCAATATCTAGGTGCGTGGGAAAGACTTCATGCCTTACCTAGAGGACTACATTACGGAGAAAGACATATAACTCCACATTGGATGAAAAACTAATGGTTTGGAACCCAGGAGTAGGTAGAGACGATCAAGGTTATCTTCCTAGTCATACATCTTATGATCCAGGTCATAAAAGTGATGCGGATAAAGGAAGTGGTTATAATCCTGGTAATAGAGAAGAAGGAATTGCAAAAAATATAAAAGCATCACAAGCTCAAGCAGCAGCTAATGCAGTAGCTGCGTCTAATCAACAACTTTACGGAAATAAATTTAAAAAGTATGATATGGGACAAAAAATGGCTACTGGATTTGGAAGTTTATTTGGAGCTAGTTCTGGAACGACAGGTTCAAGTAAAGGGGTACAAGATTCCATACGAGTCATGGTTAATAATGAAATTGATAAGCTTTCAGATTGGGATAAAGGAGATCCTAATAAAGTTAAAAAAGCAGCTGATGATGCTTGGAGAAATTTTTATCCTAAAGTAGATCAAATGACACTGGAAGAATATTTAACAACTGCAGGACTTGATCCTAATAACCCTAATTCAATGAATTCACAAGCTTATAGGGATTGGCTTGCTATTAGTGCATCAACTGATCCTGGGTATGCAAATCTTATGGCATATGATAAAGAATATAATGAAGAACATAAAGACATAGCCAATATGGCTGCAGAACAGCACCTTACCTCATTTTACTCTGGTGGAGGCGGCGGTGGCGGAGGCTACGGTTACGGATACGGCTACGGCGGTGGTGGCGGCTCAGGAGGATACGGCTACGGTTATGGTGAAGACGAAGATCCGTTCCCAAGAGGATACCAAAGAGGTAAAGTTGGACCAGGAGGT